CATCGGTCCTTCGGTTCAGACCACGGGTGCTGACACCAAGGTGATTTATCAGGGCGACGTGATCGTGGGCCGTCTGGCCTACGGTGCTGGCGCTGTGCGCGTTGGCGTTGCTGGTGCTTTCCGCAACACCTGATAACCAACTCCTAATTAGGAGCAAATTAGGCTTTCATTAGGACTCAGCCTATTAAGGGTTGGGTCCTTTTCTTTTAATAACCACCTGTCCGAACAATGACTACCCAACTCCAAGCCATTAACCAGATGTTGGTTGGCATCGGGCAGGCACCAGTGGTGTCGCTCGACATCGCTAACCCAGAGATTGCCACTGCACTTAGCATTCTTGATTCCATGAACCGAGAGGTTCAAGGAGAAGGATGGCATTTTAATACGGAAGTAAACTACCCATTTACTCCTGATGCCAACAATGAAATTGTAGTTCCTAGCAATGTGCTACAACTTTCTGATAACAAGACTTCTAATTCCCAACAATACCAGACCGTATTAAGAAGTGGCAAACTCTACGATAAAGTTTATCATACTTATAAATTCCTAGGTAATGATCCAGTCCTTTGTGACGTAGTGTGGTTGTTTGACTTTGAGGACCTTCCCCAGGTCTTCCAAGACTACATTACTCAGAAGGCGGCCCGCACCTTTGCTGGCAGTGTGGTAGGATCCAAGGAGATGTTCCAATTCAACCAAGTGGATGAGGCCCTGCTCAGAGCCAACTGCCTTGCCTATGACACTGACACCTCTGCTGTGAACATCTTTGGTGTTGAAAGTGGTCAGAATTACTATGTCTCCTACACTCCGTTCCGTACGATTGCACGATAATGGCTGCCATCTCTCAGAAAATTCCTAACCTGATCGGTGGTGTTTCCCAACAACCCGACACAATTAAGTACAGCAACCAGCTTCGTGTCTGTGATAACTACTATCCTGATACTGCATCTGGTTTGCTGAAGCGTCCTGGTCTTGGTGGTGTTGCTGCTCTTCCTAATGTGGTGGCAGATGGCACATGGTTCATGGTGTTCCGTGATGATAGTGAACGGTATGCTATTCAGTTCAGTAAGGCAGGTGCTTTGAAGATCTGGAGTGCAAACAATGGTATTCAACAAACAGTGAATGCTGTTGCTGCTGAATCCACAACGTATGCAACCCACATCGACTCAGCCGATCTTGCAATCCTTCAGGTCAACGATTACATCTTTGTTTTGAACCGCAATGTGGCGGTAGCGCAGGGTGCCACCACCAGTGCTGCTCAGACACCTTATGCGTTTGTCACTGTTGACACCATTGCGTATTCTTCAACGTACATCATCACGTTGAATGGAACTGTGTTTTCGTATGCTACTCCCACCAGCGGTGCTACCCAACTCAACGTGTCTGACATTGTTACTGGGTTGGCTGCTAGCATCAATGGCAATGCCAACTGGGTAGCCACAACCGTTGGCAACACCATCCACATCCGTCGTAACACCAACGTTGATTTCACCATTGAAGCAAAGGGTGGCAGCACAGGTACAGCCATCAATGCCTACAAAGGTGTTGTAACTTCGGTTGCTAATCTTCCCACTCAATTCTTGAATAATGTAAAGATTGAGGTTGGTGGATCTGGTTCCAATGGTGAAGATGATTATTGGGTGATCTTCAAAACTGCTGATGGCAGTGCTGCTGGTATTGGTCATTGGGAGGAAACCATTGCACCTGGCATCACCTTGGGACTGAATGAGGAAACCATGCCTCATGTCATCATCAGGGAAGCCAATGGAACTTTCACCTACCGTAAACTTGATGAAGCATCAGCCATTGCTAGTGCTGGTACGTCTGTGGTGACTGGTATTCCTACTGCTGTTAGCATTACCTCCGCAACAAGCGGTGGTCATGTGGTAGGGGAAGAAATGGCAGTGACTGGTGGTGCTGGTAAGAACTTACGCCTTACTATTGAGAAGGTGAAGTCTGTTACTGTTACCAATAGTTATGCTGCCAATAGTAGTAGCTATGTCAGGCAAGTTACAACCACAACCACTACATATGGAGGTAGATATTCTCCAAATGTCACAACGACCACAACCCAATACTATTGGTATCTTGCTGGCGTTCGAATTGGTATTACCAGTATTCCCCAACTTGTTCAGGGTGATACAACCTATGTTCAAACCGGAGCATTCCAGAGCATCAGTAATGAAACCCGTGCTGGCATCACACAGATCCAACAAACAACAGGGGTGATTGATGCGATCAGTATCCTCCAGGCAGGTCAAGGGTATGCAGCAACCAACGTGGTAACAAACACCTTGGGTGATACCTTCACGATCACCAGTGTGAACACCCAGAACCTTGAGGGTGATGCTGTTCGCTTGGACTACTGGAAGCCCCGTACTGTTGGTGATACGATCACAGCACCGATGCCTTCCTTTGTTGGAAGATCCATTGATGGTATCTCCTTTTACAAGAACAGGCTGGTACTCATGTCTCGTGAAAATGTCATCTGCTCACAGGCAGGAGACTACTTCAGCTTCTTCACGAGCACAGCCATCACCATTGTCGCCAGCGACCCTATTGATCTCAGTGCCAGTAGCCTAAGACCTATCCGTCTGAAACATGCCATCCCAGCACCCACAGGTCTTGTTCTGTTTGGTGACAATGCACAGTACTTCCTGACAACCACAACGGAAGCCTTTGCTCCAAACACAGCTGAGATCAACCTACTGTCATCCTACAACCAAACCGATACCATTGCTCCGGTTGATATTGGTCCTAGTTTCCTCTTCATTGAAGAAGGTTCCAAGAGCACTACCGTGTTTGAGATGGACATTGGTGATAACATTGGTGGTAAGCCAAGGGTGTCTGAACTGACACGGTTCCTTCCTACCTATGTCCCAGCTGCTATTTCTAACCTGAAGGTATCGCAGTCTGCGGGAACGGTTGCAATGAGTAGCAAACAGAATACCAGCTCCTTGTATCTTTATCGCTTTCTTCAGGTAGGAGATGCCCGAGTATCCTCTTGGTTCAAATGGAATCTTCCAGGAACCATTGAATACTTTGACTTTTATCAGGACATCATGTTTGTCATTACCAAGCATGGTAGCAACTATGTCCTGAGTCGGATGTCGTTGCTAACGGAAACACCTAATCAATCTCTTCTTTTTGAAGGTGATTATTTGGATGTGAGGCTGGATCTCTTTGACTACAAACCAACCCTTACTTATGATTCAGCTGCTGATCTGACTCATGTGTGTTTCAAGGATGGTTTCCAAGACACCACCCTTCAGCCCGTCCTGATGTTCCTTGATCCAAAGATTGCGGGATACTTTGAAGAACAAACCCTTCAGGTGGATCTTGCACAGCCCGTGGGTCAACGGTATTTCTTGACTGCTGATGGTAATCAAACAACAAGCAAGTTTGCCATTGGCTACAAGTACGAGGCCCTTGTCCAGTTGCCTGCCTTTTATTTCATCAAAGAAGAAGGCAAGAAGGATACCATCAACATCCCTAGGGTTTCTCGCATCACTGTGAATAGCTACAACTCTGGTCCGTATCGGGCAGTGGTAAGGGCAGAAGGAAGAGATGAGTTCTCTTTGGAACTTCCTCAGATCAATGCCAACTACTACCTGGCCAACAACATTCCAATCATTCGTAATGCTCAAAGTACGGTCCCTGTCCTAGCGAAAGGAAACCAGTTTGAGTTTGAACTGATTGCTGACAGCCCCTTCCCAACAGCCTTCACAACACTTGAATGGGAAGGAACCTACAATACCAAAGGCGTCAAAGCTATCTGAGTTCATGCGTATTTGCAAGAAACTGATTAACAAGGCAGGTCACCTGGATGCAATCTGGGTGGCCAACAACCTTCAAGAAGAGGACAGACAGGAGTTGCTGGGTCTTGGTCACACCGACCTTCCCCATGCGGTAACGATGTCTGTCCTCCTTTCAGACCATCCTGTGACCTTCTGGAACCCCGATGGTATGATTTGCGGGGTAGCGGGGGTATCCAGAACAGATGCCCATTGCGGAGCCATTTGGATGCTTACCACGCCCTATGTCCGTTCCTACCCCAAACTATTTCTCCAAGAGGCCCGCAAATGGGTGGCCTCACAGACAGAGTATGAGATGCTTCATAACATTGCTGACCCTCGGAACAAGATGCACATGAAGTTGCTTCACATCCTTGGGTTCAAGCGATTGTCTTATGTGGTGACTCCTACCAATCTTACCTATGTCCAATTCGCTAAGCTAACCTAGCTATGTGTACTCCACTTACTATTCCGTTGGCTCTTGGTATTGCTAGCTTTGGCATGGGAACATTAAGTTCCATTGCCTCCTACCAATCTCAAAGCCAGGCAGCTGCTGCCTCCGAGCAGGCTTACCAGCAACAACGTGATCTGAACCAACAGGCTGCTAACAGGGCCTACCAACAGCAACAACTGAAGTTCAAAGGAGAATTGGATCAGGCTTCCCAGAAGGCTGAACAGCTCCTCACCCAACGCCTCCAGGCCCAAGGCAACATCATGGCCTCAGGACGCACAGGACAGAGCGTTGGTGCCTTGCTTACCGATGCCCAACGTACCGAAGGTCGGGACCTAGGCACCCTTGGATTGAACCTTGCCTATGCCCAACAGGACTATGGGTTTGGGATGGAGAACATCTTCCAACAACAGCAAGCAGGCAATGTGTCTGCTGCCTCCCAACGCCTTGCAGCTCCTAGTGTTGGTGGTCTGGTTCTTGGTATTGGAGAGGCGGCTATGTCTGGTTATGGAACCTACAAGAGTTTGAAAGCCCCTAAATAACCATGGCTAGTATCTATGAATCCACCGGCCCACAGATTGGCCTAACTGGTCCTGGGACAGCACCTAGCTTTCAACCAGGCCAGGCATTTGATCCTTCCCGGCAGATGCTCCAGCAGTCGGAGCAAGACCTCAGGTCATTTGCTAGCTTCAGTCAAACCCTAAATTCCTTCCTCACCGACAGGGCAAAGGAAAAAAACAAAAGTGAATATGACCTAGGTGTTGCTGATATTATCAATGGGGACAGGACTCTCAATCCCCAAGCATATCAGAACTACAAGTCAAATGTCAAGGTATTAGAAAATGCTGCTCTTGTTGATGAGGAAGTAGCCAAATCAATGGAGCCCACCAACATTGGTGCTGCTGAAACTTTCAGACAACAAAGCCCAGCTGCTTCTGGGTGGAGGGCTTATGGTCAAGCTGTGACCCTTGCACAGCAAGCTGCTGGTCAAGCAGAGACTACCATTGGTGCATTTCTCAAAGACACCACCACCAAAATTCCCATCGTTCAAGCTGATGGTTCGGTTCGTGAGATCACCCCTTCAATGGTCAAAACTCAGCCAGAACTTATGGCTGTTTGGGCTGCTGGCCTACAAAAGTTTATGGGCGAAACAGGAATCACTACGGTTAACCCTGCCATCATTGCAGAGCATCTGACGCCTGTGATGGTTCGTGTCCGAGGGAAACTCCTAGGCGAACGTATGGAAGAGATAGCTCTCAACAACAAAAAGGAAAGACTGGATCTTCTTGGGGCTAATACTGGCAAAACATTGCCTGGATTCAAGGATCCATTGCAAGCACAAACTCTTACCACTTCAACATTTAAGAGTGCGTATGAGCTAACTGGTAACTGGAAAGATGCCAACGAGTTGGGAAATCAAATCATTCTGAAAAAGATTGAAGCCCTTGGTTATTCTGATCCAGAACTAGCAAAGACCATTCTTACTAATTATGAGAATAGTCTGATTGATCCAGAGAAGCCTGAACTTTTGGGCATTCGTGATCGGTTTGGTGAGGACATTGGAGCACTTCGTTCCAAGCTCAATGGAACCATCAAGGAACAATCTAGGGAAGCTGAGGAGTCAGCCAATGAAGAGATTGATGGGTTGCTTAATGCATACGAGTCTAATCCGTCTCCAGAACTTTACAAAGATGTAGAAAAAGAACTAGAATCACGTCAACTATTGTATCCCAGAGCAACCGTAAATCTCAACAAACTTCGTGAACTTGGAAAGAACTACAATCCCAAGAATGATGAAGCGTTGATGGATGCTATTGAGAGAAAGGTTATCAAGAGTTACGCGGATGTTCTTGCTCTGAAAGCCATCAATGCCATTAGTCCTAAGGCTGCTGATGCTGCCAAGGATCTTCTTCCTAGCACTGATATGGAGAAGATGCTGCCTCCTAGGACCACCATGGTTTCATTTGGTAGGGACTACCTCAGGAATCTAATGAAGGCTCAAGGCATTCCTGATGGCGCATTCACTGACAAAACAGCGGCCACATTGAATGCTGTTGTGGATGCTGCCAGTGCTGCAACCATGAGGCAACTCCAATCAAAAGATATGGATCGCTTCAAGGCACAGACCTTCATGGAAGAGCAAATCAAGGCAGCCCTTGGTCCAAACGGAGACTTCACCCCACGCAAAGACAAAGATCAAAACTGGATCATTCCCACTCCTGGTAGCATACGGGGACTTATGCCTGTGCGTCCTAGGACAGCAGGACCAACCGGCTTTGACATGGCCTACCAGGCCCTGGACAAGCTTCCCAAGATTGCCTCGGCTCGTCGGGACATCATGATCAAAAGAGATCGTCTTGAGTTGAACCTTGACGTTATCCAAAACGGTGGTAAGCCTTCTGCTGACTTCAATGTGCTTGTCAAGGCTTCTGGTCTTTCAACACCACAGTTCATCCAAAAACAACTGAAGTTTTATCCTGATCTGAAGTACAACCCTGCTGCTGATGCAGGGGCACAGACTTATCAGGAAAACTTGAAGTACGACAGGGTGGCTGCTGAAGGTCTTGCCAATCCTAGGATTGTGGGTGAACAACGTGATCGGTTGAAGCTTAGGATCCAAAGGGCAAAGCAACAGCAAACCGTTCAAGATCAGTACCAACCAGGGGCAGATGTTCCTGCTGGAAAAGGTTCCAGGCAGCAAGCATTGAAACAGGCTGCCGAACAACTAGGTATCAGACCGGTGGACCTTGCTGCTGTGATGTCTCTTGAGACTGGTGGAACATACAATCCTGACATTGTTGGTGGAGCCAACGGTAATTATCAAGGTCTCATTCAGTTTGGAATTAGTGAGCGAAAAACATATGGTATGCAACGAGGGATGGGATTTGAACAACAAGTCCTAGGTCCCGTTGTTCGATACTTAAAAGATCGTGGTGTTAAACCTGGACACGGTGTAAAAGAAATCTATGCGGCTATCCTTACTGGAAATGTAAAAACCATTGCAAAAGGAGGATTAAATTACGAAGATTCCTTTGGAACGTCTGTCCGAGGTGCCTTACCAAGTCTCACCAAGGGTGGACACTACCGCAATGCTGTTAAATTTCTAACTAGCAACTGACCATGTGGACAAAGGCCCCTTCCCTGCGAGGATAGGGCCTCCACAAGCCAAATCCAATAAGCCCTTGAGGGGGCAACCTACCCAACAGAACAATGGCTGAATACAATCTCACTGGTGTTCCTGACCTTGACTTTGTTCAACGGGCAGAGCAAAACAAACAACTCAAGGCTTACGAAGAACTACGGGCTGAAGAAGAGAAGAAAAAGAAAGCCCAGGCTGAACAACAGCGTAAGGCTTCAGAAAAGGCTAAAAAGGACAAACAGCTTGAAGCCTCTTATGTCAATCCTCTTCAACCCATCAAGAATGTTCTTGGTGCAAAAGTCCCCGGATCTGATCAACCATTAGGTAATACCATTGCTGAAAAAGCTTTTGGAACTTTGCTGCCTAGTGCCGGTGCTATTTCGTCTGTTAAGAATGCTCCAGGCGCCAAGCAGGTAGGTCAAGTTGCTCGTACCCTTGCTGGTGCTGGGGCTAAGATGCTGATTGAAGGTCCTGTTGAACTTGCTGCACAGGTTGGGTTAGATCTCACCACCAACATCAACAAGAACCCATGGGACCCCGACTACAAACGGGCTCGTGCTGATCTTGGTGTTGGACCCAAGTCGGACATTGGGGTGGCTGCTTCCAACATCTTGTCTTTCTTCTTGGCTGTCAAAGGTCTCCGCGCCTTGCCTGGTGGTAAGCTTGGGACTTCTCCTATGCCCGCAGGTCTCAAAGGCGCAGGCAAGTTAGGCGCCAAACTCAAGCGGGTTGCTCTGGAAGATTTGGTTCCTGGTGCTGTTGCTGACTTCTTTCTTACCACCACCAAAGACGGTAACGTAAGTGAATCCGTCAGGAACATGGTGCCTGAGGAATACCGCGACTCTTGGGCATTTGGATTAGCTAGTGACAAGTACGGCAATCCAATCCAGAACCGTTTCAAAAGCATGGCCGAAGGTGGTCCTCTGAATGCAATCGGTAATGCCATTGTTCCTGGTCTTAAGGCTGGCCGGAATGTGGCTCAGGCAATCCTAGGCAAAGGTGGCACCAAAGAAGAAGCCCTCAGGGCCGGTGCTGAGGAAGTTGTGAAGGTCACAGAAACACTCGGAAAGGATCTTGCCAAGACTGAGGCAAAGGTCGGACAAGAGTGGAACAAGGTTCACCAAGAAGAGATGGGCAAACTTCTTGAAGAAGAGAACAACATCTATGGTAAGCTTGATGGTCTTGATCCAAATGATGACCAAGCCAAAGAACTGACCAGACAGCTGGTTGATGTTCAAGGTCGTCAACAGGAGCTGGATAACACCATCCTTGAGATGGCTGATCCTAATACCAAATACAAGCAATGGGAAACGACTGCCACCGTTAAGACTGATCCTATCAATGATGTGGCTGCCAATCAAGTTAATCTTGAAGATGGTTTCCCTGGTGTTGGTAAGATTGGCATTCATGGGCAGGCTGGTCGTACCCTAACGGATCCAGCAATCCGTAGCATTGGTATCAAAGATACTGGTGCTGAGGATATGCTGAAGAAGTATGAAAGGGATGTTGATGTTGCTGAGATTGCACGGAGATCTGGGAAGACAGTAGACGAGGTCCTTAAGAACGCTTCTCGTATTTATTCTGACTTCCAAGACTCCATCAAGGCATACGATGATCAAGTTCTTGACGAGGGACAAGACCAACTAATCCAACGAGTCCTCGGGGAAGTTGGAGATGTGTATCGTTCCAGCAAGACTGGCTATGAGTTTGCCAGCAACGAGACACTGATTGCTGCCAAGGCCATTGTTGCTGACCTTTCTAACGACCTGTATCTTCTTTCAAAGGAAGCTGAGGATGCAGATGTCAAGCAGTTGTACGGTGCCAACACCTTCGACCGATCCGTTGATCGTTTGGTTGGTGTCCTTGAGTTGTACAAAGCAGGCACCCAGGAGTATGGTGGTGGCCTAAGCAGTCTTCGTCTCAGTTTGAACAAAAACACCTTTGCGGGTGAAGCTGAGATGACTGCCCGTGAGTTTGAAGCAGACGATGCCATCACAACCAAGCGCCTCCGTAAGTGGGCCACGGATGTCAAGGAGGCCTATCGTCGTGGCGATCCAGAGGCAGTGGACAAGATGCGGGCTCTGATCCGTGCCATGGTTCTTGCTGGTGGTGACCCCTCCAAGACAGTCAACTTTGCTGCTACGGCAATGAGGATGTTTGTCAAAACACAAACAAGCAATTTTTACAATAGCATCCTGTCTGGCACCAAGACCCTTATTCGTAACGCATCCAACACCTATCGCATGGTGGAAGCCCCCCTGAGCATGGCCATTGTTGGTGCTGCCAAACAGGACCCTGCGGTGATTAAGGCAGCCTTTGCGGGCTTCAGCGCCATCGGTCAGAGCACGTCTGAAGCATTCCGTGTTGCTGCTCGTACCTGGAAGGTTGGTATCCCTGCCCAGGCGTCACCCTATCGTGTTCTTCAAGATAGCGAGTCTCTTGCTATGCTGGACATGATGGAAAAGACAGCAAAGTCTGGGGCTGAGAAGCTAACCGTAGCCTTTCTCAAGACTCAATATCGCTTTGCCGAGTGGACTGGGTACCCTTCTCGGGCACTTATGAGTATGGATGATGCGTTCAAAATTGTCTTTGCACGTCAACGCATCGCTGAAATGGCCACATACAAAGCCATGACAGAAGCCAAGACTCCTACTGACGTTGCTGACTATCTGAAGAAGTACACGGATGAGTTTTCCAAATACATTGATCCACAGACCGGAGTCATCAAGGAGAAGGGCCTTCAGCAGTATGCTGATGTTGCTACGTTCCAAAATGATCCTGGTGAAGGATTCAATAACTTAGCACGAACGATGGAAACTCTTCCTTACCTTGGTCCTATTGGTAAGCAGATTGTTCCATTCATTCGCACCCCAGCCAACATCTTTGCTTACCAACTGGAGCATCTTCCCCTAACCAATAGGTTCTCTAAGCAATACCAAGATGCCCTTGCCTCTGAAGATCCGCTAAGGATTGCTGAATACGAAGGTCGGCAGGCTGTTGGTGTTATGACCATTGCAGCCATCGCACCTCTCACCTATGCTGGTCTGGTCACAGGCAATTATCCTATTGATCCAAAAGAACGGCAACGGTGGAAGATGCTCAACATTAAGGCTAGGTCCTTTGTTGTTGGCGGCCAATACATCCCATACAATACCCTTGAACCACTTTCCAATATCATTGCAGCCACTGCTGATGTTACTCAACTTACCAAGCTGGGTGCAGTTGATGCGGCTGAGCGTTTGACTGGCACGTTGGCACTTGCCCTTGCAGCCAGTTTTACTGAAAAAGCCTACTTCTCTGGAATCCAAGCTCTTGGTGAATTTCTTACGCCGGAGAATTGGACCGAGAAAACGGCAATGAGAGGATTACTGAGTGCTGTTAATAATAACTTCTATCTTGCTGGAGCACGAAGAGCACTTGCTAACTCCATGAATCCTTACATGAGGGAATGGAGCAATGAGTATGAGCGCACAGCAATGGCAGCTATTCCAGGGTATGCACTGACACGTCCCATTCAAATTGATGTGCTTACTGGTAAGCCTATTGGAAGTAGGGGTAATCTTGTGGCTGACATTGTTAACTCTGCATGGAATGCTAATGTTCCGTTTGAAGTGAGTCCTGAGAACAAAGATCCAGTGGCTAAGTTTCTTATGGACATTGAGTTTGCGTGGAAGGATAGCCTTGAAAAAGCTCCTAACGGGCAGCCACTACTTGCTGAGCAGAAGGCCTTCATCCGTAAGGCTATGTTTGACAATGGTCTCCGCAAGGAACTTGATGACTTCCGTAAGCTTCAATGGGTTAAGGATGACTTGGAGAATTGGAAAAACCGCAGCCTTGGTAAGATGAGTGATGTGGTTCAAAGCCAACCCAACTCAGCAAAAGAGGTTCAACTGATCTGGGACTCTGCTAAGCAACGAGCCTTTGCTCAACTTGAGCTTAACAAGGAACTTGGATTTGGTGAAACAAGTCAAAACATACGCAAAGCTGAATATCAAACTGGTCAGGGCAACTACAACCTGAAACAACCACGAGACTTTGGCACCACTGATACAACCGGAAGCCGAAAGGTTTACGAAGAAATTATCAACTTTGGCAATCCTAAGTAATGGCAACCACACAGAATAACTACACGGGAAACGGCAGTAACAAGCTGTTTTCAATCACCTTCCCATATCTCGATACCGCTGACATTGATGTTTTCCTCAATGGCACTCTTCAGACGGTCACA